TACATTGGCAAAGCGGCTTTTACCATATCTCTGATTTGCTTTGCGTTGGTAGTAAGACTACCTAACGTCTTTTCACTCACGACCAGTTCTAGGTCGCTTTCTTGAATTGCTAATTGTGTGTTCATTGCTCTATATCGGCTATTTGGTTAATAATATCGTCTGCCATACGAATGCGTTTCTCCATTTCTGCAAAAAACTTTTCATCTGGTAGTATACGGACGATGTGAATAGGATCTTTTTGGAAAGGATTGTAAGCAACAAAATCCGTCCAGATTGCATTACAGCACATCATGTGAGCCATACACTGATAGAAGTATTCATACTTGACTTTGAGGAGCGAATCATTGTCATAAACTTCACTCTTATATTTCATAAATGTGTTCTGAGACGGACATTTTATCTCAATACATCCACGCTCCCCAGATTCTTCATCATAAAAGAACCCGTCAGGACTACTGGCAAAGTTGGGGATATTGGGGTGTTTACACGACCCCACTTCTACAATATGCCTTCCTGTTAACCTTGAATACAAATCACGTGCGCTTGCTTCCTGTTCTGTTCCGAATCTCATTGCTTTGCTCTCTACATTAACAGCAGACAAATACTCGGCAAATGCAATATCATCGTTTACAATCTCAGGATTCATAGCTCTTTCTGCCGCAACTTGGAAAATGTAATTCTTGGCAGTATCGCTGAACATGTCACTTCTGCCACTTTTCATAAGCAAGCCGATACTACTACCAGTAATGTTACCAAGGCGACATCTAAACCAGTCAAGTGACCTTTGTTCTGCATTTTCTATCATAACAACGTTTTTTGAATAGGTTTATCATTTGCTTTAGTTTGGGGCTGATTTACCGGCTGTTCTGCTTTTGGTTGTTCTTCAACTCCTGCGGCTTTTGCTGCGATTTCGGCAAGTTTATTAGCTTTTGCTGATTTATCAATAATTTCCTCATATTCTGCATCCTGAATATCTTCAACTTCTTCCTTGGTTAAGAATCCCATTGATATTTCAGGACAATAGGCGCGTTGCCAGAAAGCAGCCGCACGATAAGTAAGCATCAGATTTGGCATTGTAACCCATTTGCTCCCAGACTTTGTATACCACCCTTCTTTTATTGCCATTTCAATAGTTATCGGATCTGATTCAAGAACTTCTTTAGTAGAAAGTTCAGTGGCATAAGCAATACATTCAATATTATCCACATCAGTACCGTCAAACTCTTTTACAACGATTGTATTGCGTCTGTTTGTGGCATCCCACACTGTTTCATTGTATTTTACTTTACCAACCTTCCCCAGCGTTCTTTTCCGATATCTGAGTGAAGTATATCTGCCACTCATATTAATGGTAGCGATAAGGAACTTGCTTGACCATGACGGGTTTCCCTTGACAACGTAGAGATTCTGCATTATCATTAACGGATTAGCATTCATTCTCATTGCCATATCAAGCGCAATCACACAATTTCCTGTATTCCCTTTATAAGCTTCAGGAACAATTGTACTTTCAGTGTACATCTTAGCCATGCGCTGCATGACCTCAAACTGTTTCACGGTTTGTCCTACTGGTGTCATTGCAAACTCAGCCGCTTGTTTGGCCTGAATAATCTGTAATTCTGTAACTTGATTATTTTCTTCCATTGCTCTAATATTTAAAAGTTTAACAATATCTTGATAACCCCTGCGCTAAGCAAAGGCTGGTTCTTTCTTCTTCTAAGATTTTATCAGTATATCCTGACGAAAGCTTTGAAATGTGTAATTTTAAATTCTGATCAATCTGTCCTTTAACATCGGATATGTCTTCCTTGATAAGCTGAATAATTTCTTCCTTAGACGAATACCCGTATTCAGGAAGATATTCAAGTTTACATGATTCAACTTTTTTCAGTTCTTCTTCCAATTGATATAGTTCATCATACATTCTGTTCTCTTTTATAGGTTTCATAAACAATGCCTACAGCAGCCAACAATTCTTTCATTCTTGAATTTTTCTGTTCCACGGCATCATACATGGATGCTTTAAATTGAACTTCAACAGTATAATTGGCAAGTTCTTCGTGACTCATAGCCAACAGTTCTTCTTTTGTTTTCATTGCTCTTATGTGCATTTAGTTATACATATTTTACTTTTAGTATTACATCTACCGGATTATCCTTCATTGAAGAAAAAGCGTCAAGTACCTTTTCCTTAATAATCCTAATCGGAATGTCTATAATTCTTTCCTCTACAACTGAAACAGGAATCTTACTACCATTATATGTCAACAATGTAATTGATTGAATTACATACGGACGTTTTTTATTCATCTTCATGTTCTAATCTTTTACTGTGCTTCTCTATATATATTGAAGAACAAGAAAAAATAAAAAATGAAATCCAAAACCAAACATTATCAGGATTGGCAAGTAATATTACCATAATCAATGATAAAGCCCAAATAGTTAAAATTGGTGTTCTTTTCATAACTTATTGATTATCTTTTTATTATGATGTAAAACTACTTTATTTTTGACTTTTACCCAAAAATTATACTTTGAAAATACTTGTCATTAACATGATATAACAATTTGATAATCAGGATTTTAAAGAAGCGTACTTCACTACATCATAAGCATTACAATACCATCTTCCATTTTGACGATTGGCAGGTTTCTTTTCGGCTCGTATCGCCCCAGAACCAACCAAACGAAACAGACGAGATCTACCTCCAACTATATCAGCAGCCTCACGTTGACCAAAAGTCTTATCATTAAGGACTATCTTCAATACATCTTCATCAATCATATCTAATCTTTGAAAAGGTTATTCTTATGGGCATATTGGATAAATTCAGATTTCTCGTGAATATCCAACTTTAAATAAACTGATTTAATATGGTTTTTAACTGTATGAGGGGAAAGATAAAGCCTTTCTGCAATATCCTCATTATTAAAGCCTTCATATACCAACTGCATAACTCTCATTTCCGCATCTGATATACGGCAGTTGAATTGTGGACAGCAAATAACGCCCTCATATCTGCATTCACCACGCATAGGACATCTCACACGTTCAAAATTGAATCCACCTTTTTTATCTATATCCCTGCTAGTATTATCCAACTCTCCAAAATTGCACTTGCAAAATCTATTTACCATAAGAAATTGAAAGTATGGGATATTCTGCGAGCTTCTGCTATAACATTCCATTAATGCTTTATACGCTTCAGGATAACACTCCCTTATACGTTCGAGAATATCTTTCACAAGAACAGTTTCTTTATCTGTTATCGGTTTATTGCTTCCGTCAGGAAACATGCACCAAAGCTCATCTTCAAATATGTAAAACTCCAAGTCCTTCATCATTCCACACATTTTAGTCGGACCATAGATTTTCAGGAGATATCCCTGTTATTTCAGAAAGGGCAGCGATATGTTCTGGGTTATTAGGTTTCATTCCATATACAACCCAGTTTCTTACAGCAGTAAAAGACACTCCTGTCTTTTTTATCACCTCGTTGATAAACTCAGTTTTGGGATGAGTAGCATTGGGAAGATTTGAATAATAGTCCTTTAAGGTTATTTTATCACCTTCACAAAGCTTTTTGGTTGTTTTTAAATCATCTTTCATTATCTTTGTAGTGTTATATAATTAATAGCAATGCAAATATATCCATTTTGAGGATAAAATGAATGTTTTTATATTTAAATATCCTTAAAATGGATAATAAAAATCACTTGTATGGATAATGGAGAAGAAAACAGGCTGAAACAGTTCAGAATTCACATGAACATGACGCAACAGCAAATGGCTGATCTACTTAAGGTCGGTCAGAATACCTATTCAAGAATAGAGAATGGAGTTACAGCTTTCAAGGATGTATACAAAAAAATAATAGAGGATAAGTATCATCTCACAACAGGATGGTTATCTGGTGCTGATGTACCTATGTTTAAAAAATACGATGCGGTAGCTGGAATTATAGAAAAGGGTATTTCTGGAAGTAATAAAGAGAAGCTAAAAGAAAAGATTTTAGAAGAACTAATAGAACAAAAACTGGAAGGTAAAAGTGATTCCATTTCTATGAGCAGAGAAGTTTTTGAACAGATATCAAGACTTACTGAAACCGTGTTGTCTCAGCAAAAAACTATAGAATCAATGCAGGAACAGAATAAAAAATTTCTTGCCCAACAGGAAAATGTTGTCAGATGTGCTCATGTAAGTGGGTCGGATATTTCAACGAGCGACATAAAGAACCAAAATATTAATAAGGGAATAAGATGAATATATCAGATGAAGGAATAGCTATAAGCAATCGTTTTTTTAAAGCTATAGCAATATTAAAAGAACAGAAAAAGATCAGAGGGCTTCAGACTTTCACTAGAAAACACAATTTGAACAGATGGAATGTGAACCAAGTAAAGTTTTATCCAGGTCGAAGTGTGTTAAAACCTGAATGGATTGTGTATATACATGAAGATTACGGGATTTCTGTAGAATGGATAGTACTAGGAAAAGAACCTATTTTTGATCCAAACTGGAAAGAGCATAAATAAAAAATGTGCAAGAACTTATCCTTGCACATTTTTTGATAACTTGCAACATACTATATTACAAGCAATTAATCTATAAACTGGATAAACATTCGTAATGAAGACGGTGGCTTGATTTCACGCTTCTACGGCTACGTAGCCGATGGTATTTTCCAAAA